CAGCGGCCGTTGTAGGCACGTTGCTGAAGTTAGGACCAAGTGCGGTTGGGTGGTTAGCGTTACACAGAGAAACGCCGTCACCGCCGTTGTATGGGCCAGTGGTGTTGAACGCGTTGTTCAGCACCGAAGCTGCCTTCACCTGTTTGGTGTAGGACATCGAACGAGCCAGTGCCTTGGTGTAGCGCGATGCCAGACGGTCATAGAGGTTATCCTCGATGGCCTCTTCAGTCAGCGCGAACGCCAGTGCAACGGTCTCGTGAGTGTAGCGAGCGGTGAACGATTCCTGTGCGGAGTCGAAGCTCACACCAGCACCTTCGTTTTTCGTCGGTGCCTCACCGAAACCGGTCAGCATAACTTCTTCTTCAAATGCACGATCCGACGACTCAATCGAAAAAATCGCTTCGTGCTCATTTTCGTAACGCTTGTACTCCATCCCGAACAGAGCGTTCAGGCCGGGTTCTAGCTCTTTTACGAGTTGCGAACGGGAAATAGCCATGATTTAGCTCCTATTAGGTCAGGCCAGCAACACCGATGCTGCCGTATTGATGCGCATTGATCTTTACGACAACCTGAGTGAAGTTTTCACCCAAAGAATTGTTTGGAATGTTATACAGACCAACAATCTTTAGGACCAAGGTATTAGTGGTAAGGATGGTGGAGGAATCAAGTTCCACGCCAGAAACACCGGTTACTGTGCTACCTGCAGTGTAAGCAATAGCAGCGTTTTGACCAATATCCGCCTGAACCACATCTTCATCAGCTTGAATAATGAATAGCTGATTAGGATCATCCAACACTTCAGCGATAATCTGACCTGTTGTGATGTTCACCGAACCGGGGTAGTAATTACTCCAAGTCGGCTTACCAGAGGTTGGATCGACATAGCTGCAACCGTTAAATACGCCAACAGCCGTGGCATGAGTGCCACTGACATATCTAACAAGGAAGCCGCCAACAAGGGTAACTAGGTCACCCTGATAAATAGCGCCCGATTGGTTGTCCGCGATGATGTAACCATACTGCTTCTGTGCACCAGTAGCAGAAAGGTTACCCATTGGGCGGAGACCATAGGCTTTATCTACGTTTGCCATGAATAGCTCCTAAAGGGTTATGTAGTCTTAACGACTACCAAAGGTAGTGCGAGAACTCCTTTCGGGGTTCTGGATACGCATTGTCGAGTGAGCGTTTTCACGCATCAACTCATTGTCCACCGCATGAATCTGATCCCGCGCCTTACCGGCATAGTGTGCATTGCGTTCCGCCAAAGTCTCATCTGGAATACGGGCAAGCAAAAGGCCACCAACAGCTACCACACCAGCATGCTTACCATCTTCAATGGTAGGCAAGGTGTTGCGATACTCTTCTGGCAGTTCCTCGTTACGCACCAGTTCATAGCCTTCACGAAGACGGCCATAAACGTGCTGCTTGTCCTCAAAACCATTGATCTCCGAACGAATCCAGCGATGCTGAAATCCTTTAGGGGCAGGGGGTGCGTCCAAACGTGATGGAGGAGTCCAAGGCTTGCGACGAGCCTCCTTTTCCCGTGAATTACGGGGAGCGCGGTCGATAGTCATTTTTTCTTGGGTCATTTCTTACTCCTTCACGTATTTGGCATATTCCTCGAGAGGAACACCCAATTTCTTTGCGATAGCAACTTGACTCGGTGTTAATTTCACCGAACGGCGTGCACTACTGACCCCGGAACTACGGGTAGCAGGAGCAACGGCGGGCACGTTCTGCCGTTGTCTCTGTTGAGTCTGTTGAGCAGGGGCAAACCGGTGTGGAAACTCCTGTTTGATCCTGTTGTCTAATTCAGTATAGTACTCGTCAGATTCCGGGTCAAATCCTTCTTCTTCCACCATGGTCGAATGAATTCCCCATGCCGCGTACGTCATGGCCTTGTCCTTACCAAACCACTCGTTTCTTGCCGCCCAATCTTCTGCTTTAGGGCTTGGCGGCTTACGCGCAGAGGATTGTTGCTGAACGGGTTGTGGTACTGGCTGCGGCGCAGGTGCCATGGCCTGTTGTTGCTGATATTGGAGCCATGAATTGACCTGCTTCTGCTCTAACGACAACTGCATCAACCGCTCTTGGGCCTCTGTCTCAGTATCAATATCCCCTTCTTCCCGCGCCCGACGAATAATTGCTCTCAACTGGTCAGATTGAGTCATCATCCGACTTTGCGCCTCGCTCAATCTACCAGCATCAGTAGCAACAAGTTGCTGCTCTAATGTTTGTGCTTTGGCGTGGACATTACGGGCATATTCCAGCGCTGCCTGCTCTCTACGCTCGGCTTCACGCATCTTTGCTGTCAATTTGGAAATGCGTCTTTGCACATTTTCACTGACAGCATCTAGTTCATCGCTGTGTTTGGCTTGAGGAGCAGGCTCTGGGGCCGATTCTTGCCTTGCCGCTGTTGGCTCGGGGGTATTTTCTGGCGATTCAAGCTCTGGCACATCAACCAATGTCTCTTGTTCGCCTTCCCCCAAATTAAACTCCAGTTGTGAATCAGGTACGGTGTTTGTCATAAGGGCCTCACATGTGCAGAATGTCTTCTGGGTTGTTAATGCGGGCGAGAATCTCGTCATCGTTTAAGATTCGGATTTCCCCACCGTCTAGACCGATACGCGCACCCGCATAGCGGCCAAAAATTACCCAATCGCCTTTTTGACACCAAGGACCATTAGGAAATTTACCTTCGTCTTTGTAAGCTAGGCCCCCAACAGCCAAAACGTAGCCACAAACCGTGGTTAGTTGCTGTTTTTCGCGGGTTTGATCGGACAGAACAATGCCGCCCTTGGTCTTTTCCGCCCCACGGTAGGGGAGAATGACGACACGCCAGCCTGTTGGCTGTGGGACACGGTCCAAGACTGAGCCATCAAGATTTTCGACAGTAAGACTGCCGTCTTCTGAGTATGCGTCGTCAAGGCTAGGCTCCTTTTCGTCCGCTTCTTTGGCCCATTTTTCTTCTAATGCTGTCAAAGTCATAACTTTGTTCCTTATGCGTCAGGATTTTTCTTGAGAAGCGCTAAAACTTCGTTCTCGACGAATTTGTAGCCTTCTATCCTGCCCATCAGGAACTTGTAGTGCTCCATATCCTTGACTCCCCCCGAAACAATCATCTCTTCGGACTGTTTTCTTAGGTTTCGGACGGCGTAGAGCACTTTTTCAGTAAACTCAAGCATGGATTACCCCAAGTACGCAGACAGTACAGGCCCTATCTGAAGGCTACATAACAATTATGCATGTGTATTTATATAAATACACGTGTTTTATGCGATTTTTACCTTTTTAAATGCATCTTTGCGGTAAACATAGGTCACGCGGGGGTCTGACAATGTTCCACGTGGAACATTTTTGACCTTTTGAGGCATTTGCCCCTTGGTCTTCATCATGTTTTTAGGTTTGCCGCGCATTTCTGCCTCCTTGTTGGGCCATCTTCATGACGTTTTGGTCCATCTTAGCCATGGCCAACGCCTGATTCTGCTGCAATTTGGCCTGATCCACCGCCATATCGTTCTGTTCACGCTGCTGATCAAAGGACAACCGCGCTTGATCAATCTGCGTATTGTTCTGATCACGCTGGGCGGACTGTGCCAACTCCTGCTTCTTCAACTCAATCAGCGGATCAGGCTGCTGCTGGTTGGCTCCAGACAACTCATCCTGTAGTTTCTTGACCTCTTGGAAGAATTCCGAACACTTCAACGCAATCATTGCCTCACGCTGTAGTGGAGACACCAGTTGATCAGGGTCCGTCCCATACTGCTTGAACAGTTCCGCCTCAACCCACTCCTCTGCCTTCTTGGTAATGTGGTCGAAAATGTGCTTCTGCAGAATAATCCCGACGTTGGGCATCGATCCAACAATTGGGGACATACCAAACATGATATGGCTCATGATATGCGCATCATGCTGCTGGCCCGCAAACGCCTTCAACTGCGAACCATCTAGTGCCTGCGCGTTCTCACTGGTTGGGTCCTTCGGCTTATCAATATCCTGACTCGTCAGCAGACCATCGATATCCCTTACTCCAATGGCCTCGTACATGCGGCGATATGCCTCATGCATGTTGTGCATTTGAGGTGCGCTCTGCGCCAACTGCAACTCCGTTTGCGCCATAGTGATCCGCTGGGCGACGGAGAAGATGTTGGGGTCTGACACCGGCAGAATGTCGATACGGTCATCAAAGTCCTTTCGCTTGATCTTCTTCGACTCGCCCGGAACCTCATACGGGTACTCGTCTGGCAGATAATCGGCAAAACCCTTGGCCAACAACTGGAACTCGAGCTTCTGAGAATAATGCAGGCGCTTGTGTATCGCCGACATGACCGACGACCCCTTCTCAAGCAATGCAATCGTCGTCCCTACCGCCGCATTCTGGTTACTGTCGCCTACCTGCAGATCGGTAATCGAGGCCATGCGACGGCCCGCATCCACACAGAAACCCATCAGCGAGAACAGCGTCTGGCTTGGCTCCTTGTACGGCAATGGCAAGAGTGACTGCGTCAACTCCATACCCCCCGCATCAATGTCGCGCCACTCGCCCGGAGAGATCGGCACATCATCGTTCTCAATCCGCGCACCCTTGGCCTTAAAGCCCGCAGGCAAGTTGCTGAGCGTACCCGCATCGGTCAACTGACGCAGTGCTGCCGAAGCCGTCTTCGACAAGCCTCCAATCAAATGCAAAAAGCCCAAGCCATAGGCCCCGGGGCCCTGCACTAGCAAGTAATGGACGTAATACTCTTGCCGCTCTTTGATGTCGTCCTTTTCCTTCCAGTTACGACGAACACCAATCACCTTGCCCGACACCTCATCTATCGTCACGATGTACGGTAGCTTGATGCCAGTTGCCTCGCCCTCTTCATCGGTATCCTCAAAGCCCGGTAGATCGTAATCCACCTGAAACTCCAAGAACATCATCTCTTCTTCGTCACCAGCAGGAACAACACCCGTGACTTTCTTGTCCTTCTCGTCTTGAATCTTGGTGGTCTCCTGCACGGACGACGCTTCAGCAATATCCAAGTACTGCCCGCGCACTACCGCTTTGCGATAGGAATTGACTGACATAGGAAAGCGGTACGTGATCCGCTCACACTCACTCATGACGGATGAGCCGTTGTACGGGATGTACAAGTTATCCGCTGGGATCATCCTGCTGACCATACGGCCTTTGTCAGCATCGAAGTAAACCTTCTTAAACGCAGAGCCGCCATAGCCAACGTAGAACAACATCTGATCAAAGTCAGGTGTGTACTCTGGCATCTTGGTCGTGATCTGGTAGTTCATGAACTCCTTCACACGCTGCGCTTGCATCAACTTCTCACGCGTCTCTTTGCCCAAGACTTGTGTACGCACAGGACCTTCTGCAGGCATCAACTCCTTCAACGCTTGCGCTTGGAACTGCACAATCGCCTCGGATAGCAGTGGGTGATACACGCCACACGCGCCCTTGAATGGCTTGGTGCGCTCCTCCATTGAGAAGCCAAGCAGCTCTAAACCTTTGGCGTATTGCTTTTCCCAATCATCACGCGAAGACTTGTCTGCCTCATACAGCATTGTCAAGTCCTGCGACATGGTGCTCAACACGTCTTCCGGCAATACCTCTGCCAAGTTCGCATCGAACGGAACCTCAGCATCTTCCTCTTCGCCGATATTGACGACAACACCGCCGTCTTCATCAAACTCGATTTCGATCTCAGGCAGAGGACCTTCGCCCTCCATCAGGACTTCCACATCGCCTTCTGGCAGATTTTGTACGCGTTCTACTGGCATTGTTTACCTCACCCGTCTTTTAAAAGTAACGCCTTCTTTCAAAAACAAATCTTTAATGGAAGGCGGTATGTCACGTGGGTCTAAATAAGAAATCAAGTTTTCAACTTGCGGCACGAATTTTTCTGGGGTGATATTCCCAGTTCTTGGACCATTGCCATAGAACTGCGTAATGGTATTGGCAATCATTCGACCTTTTTCGCCTGTCGCTTTGTCCGTGATGTATTCAACATTCGTCACGACTTGATTGTTTTTGTCATACAGGCTAAACAATTTTACTTCACCACTAGCCAAAGCAGACGCGCCTTTTTCAAGCTTACCGTAAGTACCGGGACGGGAATACCCGCCGATAGAGTTATTCAACAACTCCGCTTGTATCAACGTAGCTGATGGATCGGTGATCTCGCGCCATACATAGCCACTATCGTCCGCAGGAATCGCGACCTTTGTGCCATACGTAGTGATTTTCTCTGGAACGACCTTGCCTGAACTAAGCAGTGATGCTGCCTTCTTTGCTAATGGCTTTGCCCCCTCATTCGCTTTCTTCAACTGAATTACGCGATTGATGGCTTCAGGAACGTCCATTCTCTCCAACTCTCTTGGAGGAATCATCTGCGTGTACTCACCAATATCACGGAAACTTTGGCCCAAGATACGCGGCGCACCACTTACGTCGGTGATCGGCACGTTTTGCGAAAGCGCCATGATGCCTTCTTGCCGCTGCAGTACATTTTTTAACTGCCCATACAGAGACGGATAGTCCTCCATCTGCTGGGGACTAATGGCTCTAACTGGGTCCTCCTTGATTAACCGAAGCAGCTTTTCCTCAAACACCGTATTAAACAGTGTTGGGTTGGCCGCAAGCTTCTCTCTAATCTGAGCAACCTTTTCTTGTGCTTTTGCAGGAGCTAACTTATCCGCATTTTTTGTAGAAAGTCGAAGCAAAACCGCATCCGGGATAATTTGCGGATTGTTCTTCATCTGCTCCAATATCGTTTGAGTAAACGCTTCCGATGCTGCCTCACTGTCTCTAAAACCAGCTTCTGGGGACACAATAAGGGACCGAATATTCAGCCCATCGTCAAACGCATATTCTAATTGCTTCATCGCCGTTACATCGCCACTACGCGCTGCATCAATTAATGCCTGTGGGAACATTTCCTCCAGCTTTGAATCTTTTGGTATCTTAATCCGACCAGAGATTACCCCTTCACGCACCGGATCAGAAACACTACCTGCCTGTGTTTTGAAATAGTTGCGA